ATCTGGGTGAGATCCGCCAGCACGGCGTTCGCAGCCTGCGGCGCGGTGTTAGTCAGCGCGAGCTTGAAGGTGTGGGCTGCGAAATTGTGCACGCCCTTCAGCACCTGCTCGACGAAGTCGGGGACTTTTACGAATGCGGCCATGGGCTGCCTTTCAATGTTCGGTGAGCCGGCCAGCGATGAACGCCAGCAGCTCGTCGTCGGACTTACCGACTATGTGTTCAGGGGAGATCGCCACCGAGCCGGCCGGGCCGCGAACGATGACGAGGATTGCGCCCGGGGCCGTTGCCTCGGCGCGCACGTTGGCGAGCCAGGCGACGGTCGCGGGGCGCATGGGTTACTGTGCTTTTGGCTTGCGGCCGGGCTTGGCCGGCGGGGATCCCGCGTCAACTTCGAGGGCTTGCGCTTGAGCATCGCCCTCGACGGTCTGCTCCGCCTCCGCGGCGGAAGCAGTCTTAGCCCCCGCCTCTTCGGCCAAGCCGGCAGCGACGAACGCAGCCGCCAGTTCACGCGCACCGACTGTCGCAGTAAGGTCGTATTCCTGATCGGCCTCGTACGTAGCGACCCGAAAGCCGTCGATGGAACCGGGCGCGCCGGTCAGCATGCGGATAATCATGCCTTAGGCCGCCGGACGGCTGCGAGGATGGCCCAGAATGACGCTCGCTTCGATCAGCAGCGTCGGCGACGTGCCGGCCACAGTTTTGACGACGCCGCGAACATAACGCTTGTAGCCGGCATAGCCCACGCTCAGCGCGCCGGCATTGTTCGTGGTGACCACGGGCTCGGCGCCCTGCAGGTCTTTGTCGGCAACCGCCGTGAAGGTGGCATTGTCGTCGCTCTCCTGGACTTCCAGGGTGAACGACGGCGAAGTGCCGCCGATGGCGCCGCAGTTGAACGAGACGACTGCCGACTCGAAGCCGGCGCGGTCGACGCCAGCACCGTTGAGGGCCGCATTGGCGGACTGCGGCGCCAGGGTCGGCACGCGCTTGATGTTCGATTTCAGATCACGCATTGTGATTCCTTGTTCTGGAGTTGGATGCTCCCGGCCCGCAGGCCAGGAGTTCAGACCTAACCGATTACGACGCAGCGACTTTCAGCTTGCGGATCGCTTCGGCCTGGCGGACGCCGCCGCCGGTACGCTTGCGGCCGCGGTACACGACCAGGCCGTCATCAGCACCGGTGGTGTAGTCGGCCTGGAAGGAGATCGCGATGCGGTCGACCACGACGTAGCCGCGCTTGAAGTCGCCGAAAGCGATCGGGAATGCGTTCGCGCCGATGTTCGGCATGTCCGGCATTTCGACGTACGAGGCGCCCAGGATGGTGTTCGGCACGTTGCCAGCGATACCCGGGGTCCACAGGTACTGGCCCTGCTGGTCCTTCAGCTTGCGAACGGCGGCCAGCGACAGGCGGTTCAGGGTCCACACGGCGTTGCGTGAGTTACCGGTCTTGAGGCTGTAGAACAGGTCGATCAGGCCGTCGCCAGTCAGCTTGGCTGCATCGCCACTCACGCTGAAGCCGATGTCAGCGTTCGCCAGGAAGCCTTCCATCTGACCGACGCCGGTACCGGAAACCGATTCCTGGCCTTCGCGCACAGCGAACTGCTCGGACGAGTCTTCGCGCAGCTCGGCCATCAGGTCGTAGTCGCTGTCTTCCAGCATCTGCAGCGAGACTTCGACGCGCGAGAACAGCTCGGGCGCGGTCCATTCGTTCATGCCATAAGCCGGATCGCCAGTGTTGGTGCGACGCTGGGTTTCGCCCACGCGCGACGCCGCGCCGTTACCGGTTTTCTTCGGCTGCTTCAGGCTCGGGCCGCCGATCGTGCGAACGGTGGCCAGCGAGCGAATCGGGTTCAGCTCGATGATGTTCTTGATGATCTCGGCTTGCATGTCGGCAGGCGCCAGGAGGTAGCCGGCGCCAGCGTCATTGCTCGTGACCATGGCGTTTTGGCGGGTGATGATCACCATGTCTTCCGGTTTGCGATCGGACGCCGGCTTGCGCATCACGCGATCGAACGCGGCGAAGTGTTCGGCACGATCCTTGGCTTTAGCGTCGCCGCCGGCGCCGCCCAGATCCTGGCGATTCAGGATGGTCTCGACGCGATCCATCTGTTCCTGCATTGCCTTGTTCTGCTGCTCGGCCAGCGTCAGCTTCTGGTTCGATTCTTCGAACTTGTCCAGGTGCTTGTCGATGTTGGCCAGCTTCGCTTCGAGGTTGTCGTCGCGCTTTTTCTGATTGGCGTCGTTCGTGCGCTTGTATTCGTTGAACGCTTCCAGTACTTCTTGCACTGCGTCTTTGTCTGCCATGCTCATTCCTTGATGGTGGAGGTAAGTTTTTTGATGCCTTGCGCCAGGCGGCTTGCCGCCGAGCGCTGCTCATCCGCAGGGTCCCCACCATCACGGAGGGGGTTTTCTGACGGTTTCGACGAATCGTCGCGATTCGCCTTCGACATCGCGGCTGCGATGCGCTTTGCTTGCGCGTGCGACAGCCCTTCTCCGTCACGGAGGAAAGCCTCGAACTCGCGCACCTCGGGAGTGCCAGCAGCTGCCAGCAGGTTCTGAGGGGTGTTTTTGAAGTGATTCAGCATTGCCGAGGCCGCGGCCTTCTTCTTCTTGGCCGGCACGATGACGTCGGCGAAGCCAGCGTCCACGGCGGCCTGGCCCAAGAACCACGTTTCGGCATTGACCCAGGACTCCAGGTCAGCGCGCTTGGCGTCCGTGCGCGCCTCGTAGATGTTGATCAGGCCGGCCTGCAACTGATCGAGGATGTCGGCCTCCTTGCGCATCGCATCGGCGTCGCCCCACACGCCGGACCACGGCTTATGGATCATCAGGTTTGCGCCTTCGCTGATGCGGATCTCGTCACCGGCCATAGCGATCACGCTGGCGATCGAGGCGGCGATGCTGTCGATGTGCACGATAATCTTGGCGTCGTGACGAGCAAATGCCTGATAGATCGCCAGGCCTTCGAACACGAGCCCGCCGCCGCTGTTGATGCGCACGTGAATGGTGTCCACGTCCAACTCGGCGATTTGGTTCGAGATCGATTCGCCGGTAATGCCTTCGTCCCACCAGCCGCCGCCGATGTCGCCGTAGATCAGGACCTCGGCTTCGCTTTCGCCCGACTGCGCATTGATGCGGACGTGACCAGGCTTCAGGGCCATGCGGTTGACGTAGCGGATCGAGCCGGCATCTTCCGGGTCCTCCTGGGCAAGCTTGGACAGCACGGTATCGAGGTTGTCGCGCGCCTCCATCAGAAGGCGTTCGTTTTCTGCGGACAGCACTCGTCCTGCAGCTTTCCGCTGCATATTCGGTTTCGGCATTTGGGGGGGTCCTGCTAGACGGCTTCGGGGACGGGCTTCGATGCGTCGGTGGTATTCAGTTGAACGCGGTAGGTGTTGCCACCTTCGTAGGGGTTTTGCTCTTCCATTGCACGAATTTCATTCGGGTTGAGCGTGCCCATCGACCACATCTTGTAATAAAACTCGGCGCGATCCTTCGCTGCGCCGCGCATCAAGGCATTCGGCAGGAACTTGGCGTAAATGCCGGCCTGTCGGTCTTCGCGCGTCAGCAGGTGTTTGTCGATCGACTTCTCAATGCGACGGAACCACGGCTGCAGCGTGTACTTCACGTGCGCCAGGAACATCTGCTCGGCGCTCGCGTACGTCGCGGCCTTGTCGGCGTGGCCGATCATGATCGGCATAACGCGGAATGCGCGGCAGATCTCTTCAATCTGATGTCGGCGGGTCTCCAAATGCTGGGAGTCGACCCCATTCATCGAGAGAGGCGTCCATTTGGCGCCGCGGTCCAGAACGAGCGGCTTGAACCTGTTTTCACCTGCAATCTGCGTGGCGATCCAGTTACTCAAGGCCTTGTACTGCTTATCGTCTAGAGTAGAGTCGACCGAGTACATGCCGCTTGCCTGCGCGCCATTTGCGTGAAGCTTTGCGTGGGCCTCCTCCGTCGCCATCGCCAGACCAATGGCCTCGCGTGCCATCCGCACTGCGGCCATGCCAGTCTTGGTATCAATCGAAGGACCGCGGACATGCCAGATCGCTTCGGCAGGAAAGTCCTTCTGCGCGCCGCTTTCTGTAGCACAGGAGTAGGTAGGCACGAAGCCGTCCCAGTTCTCCTGCACCGTGCCTGGCGGGAATGGGATGAGCTCCCGAATGCTGCCGCGAACCTTGTTCTTGAAGCCGTAGAAGTTGCCACCCAAGGCGGCCTGGATGATCAGGTTTTCGACGAAATCGAAGCTCGTCTGCCAGTCGTTGGGGCCAACGTCGAGCAAGTCAGATAGCGGATGGTCGGTCGCCTCATCGCTGCCGCCGTCTTTACGCTTGCGGAAAAGCTTGAGCGGGACCTGGGCAACATCTTCGGAGATGACACGCACGCAACCCAAGACGGACGTGACCTCGAGAGACGATGCAAGCGTCACCGACTGCCCCGAGCGCGAGCGCGCGAAAGCAACCATTTCGCCCCAGAATGACTCCTTGAACGCTTGGTTGGCCCGCGGCGCACTGGAGGGAACAAAGATCGACATCAGTCACCCGCCTTCGTGCGCTGCACAGTCATGGCTGCCAGAGCGCCGCCGGCCACCATCAGCAACCCCGCGGTGATACAGCCGGCCGCAGGGTGCAACAGACCTGCCCCATAGGACAAAGCGCACGCACCGCATACGATGAGGGCATCCGGCACCATTTTGGTCAGTTTTTTCATCAGGTATCCCAGAATGATGTTGTTGATTCCTCGCTGCTGATCGCGCGTGCGATGCCCATGATCGAGGCAACTGCGCCATCGATCTTCTGCTCGGGCTTTTCCTTGCGTGGGTAGATGTTGTCTTTGGCGTCGAGCTTCGCCACCACGTTCGACATCATCCAAGTGAGCATCGGGTTGCCGTCGTGGTGCACTCGGCCAGCCTTGATCGCGCTCTCCAGTTCCTTCATCGGAAGCGACAGGTTCTTCACCTGGGCACCCAGCTCGACCGCGTTGATGCCGTTTTTCGTGAGCCTCTGTTCCAGCTGAGCGGCGCGCCATGGGTCGAAGACAACCTCTTCAGGCCCGTACTCGGCAACCAAGGCCAGCATGTCTTCTTCGATCAGGTCAAAATCGATCTCGGCGCCGTCGTGCTGCTGCAGGAAGCCTTCGATCACCCACTTGCGGTAGGCGTTGGCGTTCTTTTCGGCGCCCTCGATGGCTGCCTCAGGCAGGTAGTAATCGCCGAAGAGGTAGAAGTGCTGTTTGCCATCGATCACGCGAACAAAGACCAGCATCAGCACGCAGATATCCGAGCGGCTTGCGAGGTCGAGCGTTAAGTAGCAGCGTTCGCCCTTAAACTGTTCGCGGCGCAGCGCCAGGTCCGCACACTTGTTCCACTCGAGCATATTCAGCCAGGCCGACTTCGCCGAACACCAGATGTTCAAGTGTTTGGTCTTGAAGCGGACTTGCTTCGATGCGCTCTGCGTCGCCTGCCGTTGCTGGCTGAGCAGGAAGTCTTCGTCGACAGAAATGCCGTAGTTCGGATTCGCCTTGCGCAGCACGGCCGGGCTAGTCCAGTCGTCGCCATCGTCGATCGTGTAGATCAGGGCGAACAGTTCGGGATCGTCCAGCGTCCCCTCGAGAACCTTCTTGGCCTCGACCTCTTGGTCGTAGCACGGCCCTGCGATGTTGAAGCCGGCCGTCGTGATCATCAGGAGCAGCGGCTGCTCGCGCGCGCCCATGCCGGTCTCCATGGTGTCGACCAGTTCGGACGTGTCGTGTTCGTGGTATTCGTCCACGATCGCACAGGATGGCGAAGCACCGTCACCAGGCTTGCCAATCACCGGCTCGAACCGCGAACCATCCGCCGGAACCAGCAGGGCCTTAGCCCACACCTCGGCGCCGAGCGCCTCTTGCAGCTCGGGCGTGCGCTCGAGCATCTGCTTAGCGGGTCGGAACACCTCCCATGCCTGCGCTTCGGTAGTCGCGCCCGAGTAGACCTCGGCGCCGAACTCGCCGTCGACCGAGAACATGTACAGGCCAATGCCCGAACCAATGATCGACTTGCCGTTTTTGCGCGGCACCGCGAAATAGGCCCGACGAAAGCGCCGCCTGTCGTTCTTTTTGATTTTCCAGCCAAACAGCACACAGAAGGCGAAGCACTGCCACGGCTCCAGCGTGATCGTCTCGCGCTTCCGGGCCCACTTGCCCTTGGTATGAGGCATCAGCGACAGGAACGTGCAGACCTTGTTGGCCGCATTCGCGTCGAAGTAATACGGGAATACTTTTCGGCGGCTGGCCTTGAGTTCATCAAGGTGCTTCTTGCACGCCAGCTTGACCCACTTGCAGGCGACGATTTTGCCCTTGACGACTGCCTGCGCGTACTCCAGAGCCGTGCCGACGAAATCGGCCGACATGGTCAGTGTGCCTTCTTGTTGCCCAGCATATCGGCGAACGGGTTTGCTGGTGTTTGCTTCTTGGCGGAGACGCGCGAGCGGTCTGCCGGGGTCATTCCAAGCACGGCCAGTGCGGTGCGGATCTGCGCGACCTGGGCTGAAGTCACCTCGTCGTCTGGTAGCTTACGGAACTGGGCGATCAAGCGCGCGGCAAGTTCGACGGCCATTCTGTCGGTCGCCTGCAGCACCGTGGCCGGCAGTACGCCGACGATTTCATTCCATGCTGCTTTTTGGTGAGCCTTTAAATAGGCGGGCGGCGCAGGGTCAAATACGCCCGCTTCGAAATCTTCACGCTTCCGGTCCGGGTTGTGAGCGAATGCTCCCCGAGCCTCCAGCACCGCCGAGGGGGTTCGGGGCTTGGGCATAGTCGCTCCGGGTCAAAAGTCTGAATTGGGGATATAAGAAAAAGACGGACTAGGCGGTCTAGGGGTCAAAACCCCCAAAGATCAAGCCTGCCCCACCCTCTCGGTGTGGGTTTTCGCCTTGTGGCAGGTGCCGCATGCGGCCTGCAAGTTAGACTCGGCTTCGATCTGCTCGCTGGTCCAGCCAAGGGCACGGGCGTTCGCCTTGCTCACCTTGTGGTCGACCTCGCTCGCGATGAACCTGCATTTTGGTCCTTTGATCTGGCACAGACCGCAGTCGCGGCTCAGGATGCGCGCGCGTGTCTTCTGCCACTCGTAGCCGTAGCCGCGCTGTGAGCTGCTCTTGTCGCCATTGGTGCGCGCCCACCCGACGGCCTGCTTAGCGTGCTTCTCGCAGTAGCCTGGTGCGTCGATCAGCGCGCCACATGCGACCTTCCTGCATATCGCTTTAGGCCGTGGCGGCATACAGGTCCTTTGGGTTCGTGCTACAGCAAGGTCAGGACCTTGTCCCTCTTGCTGAGGTTGTCCGCAGCCCATAGTGGCCGCAAGTTAGATAGCGCCCAGCACTGTCGAAATTCCTCCGAATCTTCGTCGGTGATTCCGAACTTTGCGACCGGGATGATATGGTCAATGTGGATCTCGCCGGCCATGAAGCGATCCCAGCTCATGCCCTTGATGAACTGTCGTTCGATATGCGTTCGCAGCTCTGCGGTTGTATAGCCGAGTAGTTGCGTCATGCGCTGCCCGCGTCGCCCATGCTTGAGCGTGACACGCAGCAGACTTCTAACTCGATGCTTCAGCGTATATTCAAGATCAACGCCATAGCGAGCGTAATGCGCCTCTCGGCTCCTGGGTCGCCTGCGCTCATTGAGAGCATCGACGTTAGCAGCACGATACTCACGCATCTGTACCACGCGCTTATCGCGGTTTGCATGATGACGCCTTAGTGCCGCCTCGCGCTGCGCATCCGCATTCGCACTGTAGTACGCCCTCGCGGCCTCCTTGATGCGATCTTTGTTTGCTTGGTAGTGGGCACGGCGCTGCTTCGCTACCTCGTCTTTAATTTCCGCATGCGCGGCAGCTCGACATACCCGGCACACTGCACGACAACCATCGGGAGAGCGCTTATACGCATGAAAGAACTCGCTGGTGGTCGGCTTCGCCTGCTTGCAGCTGGTGCAGACGCGCATTGACTGGCCGCTCATTCCAGCGGCGCGCCCATGTAGCGAGCGACATCCTCGGTCGTCCAGTCGCACGGCAGGCGGCGCGAGGTGCGCTCCATAAATGCAGAGTGCGCGCGCTCAGTGCGTTCGCGCATCCAGGCATCGAAGTCGAGAGCCCCGGCAACTGGCTCATGCTCAGCTTGCGGGCCAGCGATGTGGGTCAAGCTGACGGTGGAATCCAATACCATCACCTTCACCCCTGATGGAACATACGTGCTGAAGGATTGACGGATGCGCTCGCATTGATCGAGGGTCAACCGGCCTGCCACAGACACTGCCAGCGTATCGCCAGCACGTGGCCGCAGTTCAGCGATTCGATCGATGATCATCGTGCACTCCAGATGTCATTGACCTCGCCCAAGTCCGGGTAGCGTGCGACGATGGGGGCGCCGAACAGCTTCTTCAGCTTCCCGCGCACGTTGTCAGGCACGCTGCGCGCCAGGTCGACGAAGGTCATGCCGGCGGTGCCGTGCCCCTTGGCGCGCAGGATCGTCTGTGCGTGCTCGCATTCCGCCAGGTGCTCGGCGATCTGGTTCAGCCTGTGCATGTCGGCGACCTTGCACTCGTTGGAACGATCGCCCATGCATGCGCGGATGATCTCATTGCGGTACATGAGGGCCTCTGCGTTCATGCTGCTGCTCGCATGCGGTCGATAACCGCGTCTTCGTGGCGGACCTGGGCCATGAGCCGTAGCCACACAATCGTCGCCTCGATGCTCATGACTTATCTCCGAAACCCGGCACGTCCTTGATGTCCACGCTGAGGAGGCGATAAATGAAGCCCGCGATCAGC